TTCAACTGAAGCAGAGAGAAGAGAAATATTAAGACAGTTTTCAACGGGAGACCCAACAGAAAAAACTAAAGCAGTTAAAACACTGACATCAAAATCTAATAACGTGTCTCCTGAAATGAAAAGTATTATTGATAAAGTAGAAGCGACTACACCTAATACATTGTCAGATAAAGTTGCAAACGAAGCAAAAAAACAAGGTGTTCCTCAAGAAAAAATAGATGTAGCTATTGCAGAATTACAAACAATTGATAATAGTTTAGAACAACTTGATACAACTATTGGTGGTACAGTTGTTATTGACCAGAGTATGTTTGATGAAGACTTTTCTATTGGTCAAAATGAATCTAAGTGGTCTGGTCGTACATCTAAAGATGATGTGTTTACATACGTTGCATCTGTAGAGGAATTAGATGCAGATTTCGCTCGTGTAGAAAGACAAGTTACAGAAGTAATCGTCCACGCAACCGAAACATTTACCAATAAAGACATTGGTGCAATAGAGATAAATAACATTCATAACGAATTAGGACACGATGGTATTGGTTATCATTATGTAATTAGAAGAGATGGTAGACTTCAACGTGGTAGACCTGTTAATAAGGTTGGAGAACACGCAGTAGTAAATGGACATGATGTATATTCAATTGGTATTGTAATGGTTGGTGGTATAAATGTATCTGCGGGAGATGATAACCCTGAAACTTATAGGTCTTCACAATCATTCACTCGTGAACAATATACGACACTAGAAAAATTTATTAGGTCATTCTATCGTAAATATTCTGGTGGACAAGTATTTGGACATAATGATATTGATGTACAAGAAGAAGACCCATACTTTGATGTGACCGATTATATTGAATCAGTATTTAGAAAAACTAATATAACCACTGACCCATCTAGCAGTTCACCATTAAGTCCATCCGAGATTAACGTACAATGACAACTAAAAAAGATAATTACAGAGAACGAGTTAATAAACTAGGTGAGGGTACAGAACAGACTCTTGGTGTTTCTATTGATGGAATGCAAGACCCTACTGGTGAATATCCTAAAAGAGATTATAACTTCGGAACAGGTATCAATAAAGCTGCCCGTGGTATAAAGATTAATGACCTTTACCTTGGGGGTGGAGATGTTGGTGTATCTCTAGGGGTACAATCACAACGTCCTTCCGAATATCCTTTTAACCAAGTATCAGAATCTTTATCTGGTCATGTTGTAGAATATGATGACACGCCAGGCGGTGAACGAGTATTAATTAAACACCGTAAAGGTGCGGGTGTAGAGATGAGAGCAGATGGTTCTGTTCTTATTTCTGCGGTAAACAATAAAGTAGAAGTCACTGGTGGTGACCAAACTGTTATTGTTGAAGGACATGGTAACTTAGTCTACAATGGTAATCTTAATCTTAAAGTAACAGGTGATTACAACATAGATGTTGGTGGTAATTATAATGTCAATGTTGCGGGTAATTTAGTAGAGTCTATCGAACATAATTTAAAAACAACAGTCACAGGTAATACTAATCTAACAACAAAAGGTACAAGAAACCTAAAGACCGTTGGAACAAACACTCATATGATGTTATCAGATAATAATCAGTTTGTCAAGGGTAATCATAAACATCTTGTTGAAGGTAATATTGACCAAGCATCTGAAGGAAAGATATTTGTATCTGGTAAAGAATCCTATGCAGTATCATCTAAGAACACCAATATCACGGGTGCGAAGTTCGTATCAGTATTGGGACAGAAGGGTGCAATCGGTGGTAAGAAGGTTGACTTTACTGGTAATGTGTTCCAAGGTAATGAAGGTGCAATGGCAGAATCTTCTGGTGCAATCTTCCACGGTACATTCAAGGGTATTGCAGACGAAGCGATTCGTTCATACAATGCGAATGTAGCAGGATTTGCCGAAGTATCTGACCTAACACATGGACAGTCATATGCGGAAGCAGCAACTTCTGGAAGTGCGGTTGGTGATACTCATACAGCAGCAACCAAGGTACAGGCGGTTATTACAGGGGAAGACCCACTGACTCCATTAGTAGTAGTAGGACACGCAACCTCTGGTTCATATGCAATCAAGAATGTTGTGGTCGATGCAGATGATTCGTTAAAGAATAAAATCTTATTGACCGATGATTACGAGAATGTATTTGATAAGATACCAACTACCCAAGAGATTCGTTCTGCATTTAGAAACAAGTCTTCTCGTGATACTGTAGGTGGTATTCTTGTTTCAGAAGAAAGACTAAACCCAGACTACAAAGCTACAACTCCACCTTCAATTGGAAGAACTGCAAAGAAATCTCCATCATCTAGATTTGGATTTGAACCGATTGGTAATGCATTAGAGAATAGAGGTAAAAGGTTCACACCATGATAATATTAGTAGACCCAGTATATAATCCAGAATTTCAAAGTAGTATTAATTCTGCAACTAGACTAGCAAAAGGTGTGACCGTTGCCAAGTTCTTGGGTGCATATGGAGATAGAACACCGTTCAATCATGTTGAAAGTGCATCTGTAAGGAAACAAACTGCAAGAAATCTATATCTTCAAGCAGAAGCAATGAGTATTATTAACGGTAATACAGAAAACTTTAACAAAGTAAGACTAGTAGTATCAGAAGGTTTGTATGACCTGAAATCTATTGATGCGGGTGATGAAACCATGCAGAAGAAATCTGACGGTAGATTGGTGTATTATCAAGTAATCGATAGAGAAGGAAATGTTGACCTAGAGAAAACATTTGATGTTGCAGAGTATTGGAAAGATTATATTAATTTTAAGAACATCTACTTAGATTATGACACATACAATCCAGATAAAACACTTACTGGTCAGATTGGTCTAGAGTTTCCGACTGTTCCAAGTAGTTTTGATATAACTTTTACTAAGGATGTTAGTACTCATTTTAATAATGAGTTAATGAGTAAAAATGAATTAGTAGAAATTAAAGAGAAAGACTAAAAAAGGTTATAAATAGAAGTATGGCAATACGTAGAGCATTCGCACAGGAAGATACTAATCTCCAATCTGCTACAGTAACAACTAGTAGAGAGAGACAGTATTCTGACGTTGACCTTTCATTTAAGGTGAAACCTACCAGTGGAGAAATCTTCAAAAAACTGGATGGTGCCGCAGTGAAACAGTCAATCAAAACACTAGTTATGACAAATAGACTAGAGAAACCGTTTCGTCCTGATTTTGGTGGAGATGTAAGGGGACAATTGTTCGAATTAGCGGACAAAGGAAAGTCTTCTATTCTACGTAGAGGTATAATACAGAACATAGAAGTATATGAACCCAGAGCAGAAGTCCTTAATGTGATTGTAAAAATGCAACCTGATAGACACAGTCTGGACGTAACTATTAAATTTAAGGTAGTGAATACAACCGAAGAAGTAGAATTCACCACAACATTAGCAAGGTTAAGATAACATGGCAACAACAATAAAATCGACATCGTTAGATTTTGATGCAATCAAAAACAATCTAAAAACTTTTCTCGCAGAAAAAAATGAGTTTTCAGACTTTAATTTTGAAGCGTCTGGATTGTCAAACATCCTAGATGTTCTTGCATACAACACACACTACAATGGTTTAACTGCTAACTTTGCATTGAACGAATCTTTTCTTGGTACTGCACAATTACGTAGTTCATTGGTATCTCTTTCAGAAGGTATAGGATATATTCCAGATTCTAAAACATCTTCTCAAGCAATTATTAAGATGTCTGTAAATTTAAGTGGTGTTTCTGGTCGTACTGCAACCATTCAAATACCTAGTGGTTTTAAATTCAATTCAACCGTTGATACTACAGAATATGTGTTTCAAACTCTAGAAGATTTAACTGCAAGTGATAATGGTGAAGGTCTGTATATATTTAAAGATGCGTCTGGTAATGAAAACATTAAAGTATTCGAAGGAACAGAAAGAGTAAAAACTTTCCTTATAACAAGAAAAGAAGAAAATGCAGTTTATATTATTCCAGATGCAAATATGGATATTGATACTGCGGTGGTTCGTGTCTATGAAACGCCTGGCGCTTCTGCATTCGCAACATATACAAACTTACTAAAAGCAACAACAATTAACATTGCATCAACATTGTTTATTCTAAAAGAATCACCTAATGGATTCTTTGAACTAACTTTTGGTAATGGAACTACTTTAGGTAGAGCCCCAGATGCGGGTAATAAAGTTGTTGTGACATATCTTGCCTCAAGTGGTGCTGAATCAGATACCGCTAAAGTATTCGAACCACAATCAACAATATCAGTTGCGGGTGGTAACTACTCTGTGGTTGTTAGTACTGTTGCAAATGCAGTTGGTGGTGGTGAGAAAGAAAGTATTGAATCCATTCGTAAGACTGCACCTTTTCAGTATGCAACTCAGAACCGAATGGTAACTGCGGTTGATTACTCTACCCTAGTATTAAGAAACTTTTCCACATTAATCAAAGATATAAAATCATTTGGTGGTGAAGATGCACTTGACCCTAAGTTTGGGACAATCTTTATGTCAGTATTATTTAATGCAGATGTAGATTCAGTAACAGAAGACGTAACAAAACAATCTATTATAGACCTTTCGAATCAATTATCAGTAGCGTCCTTTAGTTTAGAGTTTATTGACCCAGTAAAAACTTTTATTGAGACAGAAGTATTCTTCCAATTTAATCCTAGCTTGACTACACTTTCTAGAAATACAATTCAAGATAATGTCAACACAACGATTAGTGATTACTTTACTGATAACACAGGTAAATTTGGACAATCATTTAGACGTTCAAATCTATTAACTTTGATAGATGACGTAAGTCCCTCAATCTTATCATCTCGTGCAACAGTTAGAATGCAGAGAAGGTTCTCACCTACATTAACTAAGATTCAAGACCATACATTAAGATATGCTGCTAATATTTCTGAAACCGATGATGTAAATTATATCATTACTTCAAATGCGTTTCAATATAAAAATAAGACATGTATCATTAGAAACAAACTAAACACTAATAAACTAGAAGTATTTAATCAGAATGACCGTATTGTTATAGTAGATAACGTTGGTTCATTTACTAAGGACACTATTAGTATAGTAGGATTACAAATAGATAATTTTGTTGGTTCAGAATCATTTATTAAAGTAAGTGCAGTCGCAGCTAATGAAAGTGCAATTACTCCATTCAGAGAAGATATTATTGAACATGATAAGAGTCAATCGTTTAGTCGTATCGTAGATGTTGACACTGGAGTCACTACGTAATGGTAATAAACCATCCACATGGCAAGAACGATACTCTGATTGATTTAAATAGGAGAGATATTACCTTTCCTAAAAATCAAATCCAAGAGGTTCTTCCTGAGTTCTTTAGAGGTACATATCCAAAACTCATAAGTCTTTTGGAGGAGTACTATCATTTTGAGACGGGGTCTGAGTCTCCTTCTCGTTTGATTAGTGAGTTGTTCCTTAACCGTGATATTACTCAGAATGATATAGAACTTTTGTCCTATATCGAAGATGAACTTTTATTGGGTCAATCTTTCTTTGAAGGATTTGCAGATAAAAGAGCTGCAGCAAAGTATTCAAATACATTATATCGTTCAAAAGGAACATTGTATTCAATACAACAATTCTTTAGAACATTCTTTTCCATTGACCCAGACGTAATCTATACTAAGAAAAATATATTTAAGGTTGGGGAAGAGGATTCTAAGATTGGTTTTAACTCTCAGAAGTTTATTACCGATAACAAATTATACCAGACTTTTGCACTACTTGTCAAGTCTGAAATTGCAGAAACAGAATGGAAAGAACCATATAAGTTGTTCGTCCATCCTGCTGGCATGTTTGTTGGTAGTGAAGTGCAAATTGTATCTGTGGGAACAGATGAAATTACCGCTCCATTAGTTCAACTTGAACCACCACCACCTATTACTATTGAAAATACAGGGTCGTTCAATGTGTTACCAACACTAGATTTAACTGCACTTGTTGATGACCTATATAGTGATTCAGATGGTATGTTAAGTAGAATTAATGCAGAACTTACTGATATCAGAGGGTTCAGACCAAATACTATACAGACTATTGAAAATCAGTATTCATCATTAAGAGAAGCACAAACTGCAACATCTCCAACATTTGATGATTCTGACCAGTTTGAAACAAATGGTATGGATTTATCAAATCATTTCCATTGGGAAACGATTGACCAAGAGAAACATATTTTTTATAGTGCAGATAGTGACCAATACCTAAAAAGTTTTACATTATAGTGTAAAAGACTTATAAATAGATTAAACAGACGGATTATCAAATGGCGAAACAAACACTAAACAGAGGAACTACAGCAAACGATGGTACAGGTGATACCTTACGTACTGCTGCTCAGAAAATAAATGAGAACTTTACAGAACTCTACACCTCTATTGGTGGAGATTCTGCTACTGCAAACGTAAAACTTGCAGCGGGGGGTGCAATCTTTGAAGGATTGGCAGTGAATGCCCACCAGACTATAGTTTCTCCAGTTGAACCAACACAAGATAATAACGTCTATATTCCAGATGACAGTGGAACATTAATATTAGACTCTTGTTCTCAGACATTATCTAACAAGACTATTCTTGTTCCGACAATGACAACACCTAAGATTCGAGATGCGAATGCAAGTCATACGTACAATGTAACCGTAGGTGATATAAGTGCAAATCGTAATATTGCGTTACCAGTCCTACAGAGTAATGATACATTTGTATTTGCAAATGCAACACAAACGTTACTCAACAAAACTATTGGTGGATTGACAGTTAACAATCCTAAGTTTGGTGGTATCTCAGGCGGGTCTTTACTAGTAGATAGTGCAGACAACGAATATTTAAAATTTGTAAAGACCGCAAGTGCAGTTAACTTTGTTACTATGTCAAACAGTGCCACAGGTAACAGTCCATCTATTGATGTAGACGGTGGTGACGCTAACATTAGTCTTGAACTTGCTGCAAAAGGTACTGGTGCGGTTGAAATTAAAAACAAACTTGTTCTTGAAAAAGGAACAGATGTTGCATCAACAACTGCTATTGATTTAAACGAACCATTAACAGTATTTAATTCTGGTTCACAAATCCTTCCAACTATCGGAGATGGAACAATTCAAGGGGAAGTAAAATACTTCAGTAACGTTGGTGCGGGTGAAGCAAGACTTACTGTAGGTAATACTTCAAATATCCATGGTGTAAGTAATAATGGCCATATCTCTTTCGGAGAAGGTGACGGATGTATACTAGTATGGAACTCAACTAAAAGCAAATGGTTTTTCGTGTCAAATAATGGCACAACAATAGGGTAATTGAAATGGCGATTATAACTCAAGATTTAAAGAAACAAGTATTAAAGGATATCAAATCAGATTTTGATTCCGCAAGTGAAAATTACTTTGCAGTAATAGGTCGCTCTGAAGATTGGAACGATTCTGACGTTGCACCAACTGTAATAAGTTCTGCAAGAGAAGAAAGAAACTTCCGTCTTGGAATACAATCTGCAAAAAACATTATTGATTTATCCTTTGTTGTTCCCAGATATAACTGGTCTTCTGGTGCAATTTATTCTGCATATGACGATGCGTCAGTAGGATATCCTGCTCAGTCATACTATGTTATGAATGACAATAACCAAGTATACATGTGTATTCAACAATCTAGAAATGCGGCAGGACAAGCACAGACATCAACTGTTCAACCTACAGGTAATACAACGGGTGTTGCATTTGATACCGCAGACGGTTACATTTGGAAATTCTTATACTCTATCAGTGCTTTAGACGCAAACAAATACATCTCTGCAAACTATTTACCAATTAAATTACAGGGTGCAACTGACTCAGATTCACCCGCTGCTGACGTTGAACAACTTGCAGTTCAGAATGCGGCAATTATAGGACAAATTACAGGTTATCAGGTTGATTCGGGTGGTAGTGGATATTCAAGCACACCAACAGTCAACGTAACAGGTAACGGAACAAAGGCAAAAGCAAACGCAACAATTTCTGGTGGACAAGTAGTTAAAGTAGAACTTATCGATAGTTCTGGTGCATACACATTAGGTTCAGGATATGACTATGCAGATGTTACTATAACGGGTGGTGGAGCTCCAACTAAACCAGCCGCAGTTAGAGCAGTTATTAGTACTCCAATAGGACTTGGGGGAGACCCAAGAGATGACCTTCGTGCTACCTCAATTATGTTTAACGCAAAACCATCTGGTGCAGAAGGAAATGACTTTATTATTGGTAATGACTTCCGTCAAGTTGGTTTAATTAGAAATTTAAAAGATAGTGCGGGTACAGTAGACTTCACTGCCTCTACAGGTATTGGTCTAAAGAAACTAGTATTATCAAGTGTAACTCAAGGGTTTACCGCAGATAACCAGATATTAGGTTCAACTTCTGGAATCAAAGCATTGATTGATAAAGTAGACTCTTCTAATATATGGTATCACCAAACCGAAGAGACTGGTTTCGGTAATTTTGGTTCAGGTGAGAACATATCAGAAACAAATGGTAATGGTGCGGGAGTTCTAAACGGTTCTTTCCATCCATATGTAAACCCAGAAATTGACACTTTCTCTGGAGAAGTACTCTACATAGATAACCGTGCAGCGGTTACTCGTAGTGCTGACCAGACTGAAGATATTAAAATCGTAATCCAAATTTAAGGTATAGACATGCCAAAGACATTTACATCTAACGTATTCCAATCAACCTATAAGGATGATTTTAAGGACAGTGATAATTATCATCGTGTCCTTTTTAACAGTGGTAGAGCGGTTCAAGCACGTGAACTTACTCAACTACAAACAATCATTCAAGAGGAAATCGGGAGATTTGGTCGGAACGTCTTTAAAGACGGTGCTGCCGTAAATCCAGGCGGCCCTCACGTCAATAGTGATTATGAATTTATTAAACTAGATACTTCAGTAAGAACTTTACCAGACGATACTTCTGTTTTAATAGGACTTGAGTTCACACATGCCGCAACAAGTACTGCTGCAAGAGTTCTAGAGGTCGTGACTGCTACAGGTTCAGACCCAGCAACACTATATGTTCAATACACAAACACCTCTGGTGGTGACGTTGGAACAAACCCAGTTCGTATGCAATCGGGTGTAGATATCACAAGTGGTAGTTTTACATTTACAACACAATCAACAAACACTATTGCAAACCCTGCTGTAGGACGTGGTTGTCAAGTATCAAATGCTGCGGGTGATTTCTTTACTCGTGGTCATTTTGTATTCGCTAAACCTCAATCACTTATTATATCAAAATATACAAGATATCCTACTAAAGTTATTGGTTTTAAAGTAACAGAAGATATTATTACTGTTGCGGATACTAATGAATTGTATGATAATCAGGGTGCAAATCCTAACCTATCTTCGCCTGGCGCTGATAGATACCGAATTAAACTTACTTTAACAACAAAAGATGACGTTGCCTCAGATGAAAACTTTGTCTTCTATTGTGATATTGTTGATGGTAATGTAGTTGACCAAGTAACTGGTGCAGATAATTACAATGCACCTAATACACTTGTTGCACAAAGAACAAAAGAAGAGAGTGGAGATTATATTGCAAAAGACTTCACTGTTGATTTCAGTGACTCAGCGACTAATCTAGTCGCATCTGTATCAGATGGTGTTGCATATGTAAACGGACATCGTGGTGCAACAGAAAAACCTACACCTATTACTATTCCAAAACCAAGAACTGATGTAACTTTAGAGAATGAAGTAACTGGTATTAGTTATGGTCAATTTGTCTTATGTAGTGAACTAAAGGGCGACATTGGTTCATTGTTTAAGACAGTTAATCTATCAACATCTACTACTAATCCTGCTGCAAGTATTACAGGTACAGCAAGAGTTCGTTTTGTAGAAAAGAGTGGTGTTAATTTTAAAGTCTATCTATTTGATATCAAGATGAATAGTGGACAGTCTTTCCGAAATATTAAAACACTTGGTACTAGTACAACTAATAGAGCAATCCCTGTTTTTGAATCTAGTAAAGCAGTGATTAAGGATGCAACTAAAGTAAACTTAGTATATCCTCTTCCTAATCCAAGACCAAGAGCAATTACAGACGTTGACTTTGAAGTTCAAAGAGTTTCTGCTACGATTTCTAATTCTTCAAGTTCATTCTCTATGCCTAACTTGACTGTGACTGGTGAAACCTATACCAATACAAGTGATTGGATTGTTATTAATGCATCTACTGGTGCTGTACAAACTGGTGCAACTTTTGGTACTTCTGGTACTACCTCTATGACTGTTAGTAATGTAGCATCTGCTAATGCTATCGTATATCATAAAATTAACAAAGCATCCCCAGTAGTTAGACCAAAGACATTAACCGATGCAACTGCAACCGCAACATTATCAACCGATTCTTTAACTGGTGCAAAATATCTAGATTTAGGTAAAACTGATGTCTATAGTGTACAATCAATTAGACTAACTAATTCTGGTGGTACAGATATCTCTCATCAATTTACTGTTGATGATGGTCAACGAGCAGGATTCTATGGTAATGGTCGATTAGTATTAAATGGTGGAGAGACTCAAAACGGAACAGTTTACTGTGCATTTAAACATTTTGTTCATGGTAATGGAGATTACTTCTCAGTTAACTCTTACGAAGGTAAAGTTGATTATGACAAGATACCCGCATTCAAAGTCGGGCCTAGAACATCCGTAAACTTACGTGACGTAATTGATTTCCGTTCTGCGGTAAACTCTAGTAATGTATTTACTACTTCATCACAAAATGAAATCCCTGCTAATGGTGATATCTTCCAAGGTGACGTAACATATTATGTCCCTCGTTCAGATAAAATCGTAGTTACCGAACAAGGTGAAGTTAAAAATATTTTAGGTGAAGCAGGATTTTCTTCTCAGATTCCCGCAACCCCATCAAATACTCTAGGTCTTTTTGAACTAGAACATAACGCATATGGTCTAAATGACTCTGACGTAGTTGTAACTCCTCTCAAAGCGAAAGGATTTACAATGAAAGATATCTCTGAACTAGAGAATAGAATTGATAAGTTAGAAGAAGTAACAACTTTAAGTATGTTAGAAC